GGAACTGACAAATACAAGGACGCAGTCCTCTGTCGTTTAAATAATCTGCCTAAAGAGGCGGAATGCAAAGATATGCCATCAGAGAATGCCTATTGGGCTATTCTAGTAAAGGAAGACCAAATACTATTTGAAGACTATGTATGGGCACAGGTTGGTATCGATCAATTGATACTATCTCCTGGAGATTCTCTAGCTTTAGTATTTGCAACTAATGGATCTGTTAACTTCCCAGCATAGAGTATCTACAAGATCCAGACTTCTTGTATTGGTGCTACATTTATCAATGTTAGTTTCAACAAATGAAATTACATCTTACATAATGAGATTTTATAATGGTCATTATGGATTACTAGATAATTTATTCTAGTTGACTAGAATATTATAATAGTATACAATAGATACAATGGCTTCTCATAGAATTGTTATTTGTGATAAATGTAGGCGGGAAATAGAAGTAAGATCTGGATTTGCCCATATGACACTATTCAATCACCAAAAAACATGCAAGTAATGATATACTGGATATAGAAAAAATATTTTATTAACATTTTGTTAATTATAAAATACTAGTCGACTAGGATATATATGGCAGAGAATGAGAACACATCTTGTTTTACATACAAGGTTGAAATGATTATTCAAATATTAGCAGCAGATCAAGAAACAGCTCGTATGCAACTTGATGATAAGGGTGGATATGTAACATCACGAAAAGTTACATTCATGGATTCAGTACAAGTATATAAAGGCAATAAGTTAACTAAAAAAGATAAAGAAGCTTTACCTGATTAATTAAAATTTAAAAAAGCGGGGACACTAAGAAATTCTCTTGCTATAATTAAGCTATATGAGACACTCTTATAGGTATTACCTAGGATGAAGTCCGAAAAGCTCTCTATAGCCAAACAGAAGGCTCATTTGGCATCATATATCAGAGACCTTAAAGAAAAATCTCCTTGTAGAGACTGTGGGAAGTTTTATCCATACTATGTCATGGATTTTGACCACGTCCGTGGCAAGAAGCATGCAAATGTAATGGAACTTATTCCCACATTGTCTAAGAAGAAGATAGATGAAGAAATAGCCAAATGTGAGATAGTATGTTCTAATTGTCATCGTATTAGGACTCATATGAGACGTATAGCTAAAAAGGGTAAATAATATGTCTTCTCTTCCCGCCGCACTTTTTTCGGGCGCACTTTTCAAATCGCACTTTATTTAGTATACTAGAATTATGGATAAACCACACTATAACGTAATCATCGCCACCCCAGGAATGGATATGGACGGCGGGTACGTTAGATCGCTCACAGAGACTATCGCTGAGTTAAACAAGCGTAACATCAGTAATATATGGATAGGAGATCATTTTTCCATAGTAAATCTAGCTAGAGAGTTTACCTTAGATGCGGGATACCTACTAGATAAAGACGAAATAGATTATTCAGCAAAGGGACCTATAAGAGATACTGTTACTTATGATAAAATTTTTCTTATAGATTCCGACATATCTTGGACAACTGATCAGTTTTTAAAACTATACTATTCAGAAAAAGATATTGTTTCTGGTCTTTATATGACGGTTACTGGCCAACCAACGGTATATCCAAAGGATAAAGAATCTTTTGCAAAAAAGAACCTTGCGGTAGACGATGAGATCATTGAAGTCACTGGATTTGGATTAGGTTTTGTTTGCGTTAAAAGTGGAGTATTTGAAAGTCTTGAAAGACCATGGTTTCAGTTTCTTTATACTGATAGATATTCCCCAACTCCAAAAACATTTATGATAGGAGAGGATATTTCATGGTGTATGCGTGTTTCAGAATTAGGATACATATTATATTCTGATTTAGGGGTTAAGGTTAAACACTGTAAAAAAATTTTTTTAGGATAGTTTTTTGGACCATAGCTCAGTTGGCAGAGCGTAGAGCTGTTAACTCTAATGTCCCAGGTTCGAGCCCTGGTGGTCCAGCTTAGCACCAGTAGCCAAGTTGGTTAAGGCCCCGAACTCATAATTCGGCTATCGTAGGTTCAAGTCCTGCCTGGTGTACTTAGCGACTATTGCATAGTGGTAGTGCGTAACCTTGCCAAGGTTAATGTGCGAGTTCGATTCTCGCTAGTCGCTCCAAACCTCTGTAGTTCAGTGGAGAGAACAATGGACTTCTAAGCCATGTGTCGCAAGTTCGATTCTTGCCAGGGGTACAAAAAGAAAAAATCCCATTCAGAGGCGGATCCGAATGGGTTTTCCTAGTGTATTGCTACACATTATACTGGGAGCTTAATCTGTGGGATGCTACAACCAGTACATAATTATTATAAAATAACTATTGTTCTAAGTCAATAGTGTCTTGCACAAAGTTTATATCAGTATTTGGTGTGTCTGGAACAAATGAGGGTGTAGGACCAAGCAGGTATCCTTGATTATGATATTCGACCATTTTGGAAGTATCTTCTGACCCCACTAATTTATTTGATATTAGGGTAAGTAGGTCATAAATTCTATGTAGCATAATGTAGTTGACCATTGGTAGATTATCTTCTAAATTCTGAGGTTGTTCTTTATTTTCCGTCATTTGGTCTACCTAGATCTTCCCAAAACTTTTCCCGCCCCATGGCGTCAGTCTCTTTAATAGTGCCTCCGTCAGTTAGAATCGACGGCTGATTTAAGTTTTCCATAGTATTCCAATCCAACATCTTTTTTAAAGCTACAAGATAGGCAGTATAGATATATTATACCTTCGTTTGTTTCGTTGCACATTAAAGGGCCCTGATCCATAGGACATTCAAGTCTAGGAACAAGGCCCTTCTCTGCTAGGAGCAGGTATTTAGACACATACTGTATCTTCATATACCTACCCTTCTAATTTTTGAATTCTATTAGGAATTCTTTATATCTTTCCCCATTTAGGGAAGACCATGATGACCAATCGGTTCCGCCCTTAGTCATATAATACGTTATCTCTGCATTTATTACTGGATCAAATAATGTGATATTTGATTTTAATTCAAATTTTTCTTTACGATCTACGCCGAGGTTACCCAACATATTGATCTGAAAAATTCCATAGGAACTGTCTCCAGTTTTCCTGTTACCATTGTAAGCCATAGGCCTTGCATTGGATTCTGACTTAGCAATAGCCCAAGCCTGTTTAAGGGCTTTTCCTTCAAAGCCAACAGCTGATAGAAGTTCTTTTAGTTCTCCGTCTGTTAGCGTCTCAGAAGGCTTGTACACAGTAGTGCTGTACTTCTCTAAGGTTTCTTTCTTTAGTTGTACTGTAGATTTCACAGGTGTTTCCACCTGCAATGCTTGAGTTATTGTTGGCCCAGGCTGGACAGTAAATAAGAATAATGTTATCATTCCTATATAAGACCAGTTATGAGCAACATCACTCAACCGTTGTTTTATATTCTCCATTGGCATTTCCTCCTTTAGAGATAACGAACTATAATAGTAGCATTACTTGACAGTAGGTGTCAAGCTAGTCAACCAGAAAGATTAAAATGGAAATATCATATTCTACGCCTAGATCCAACTTGACAACCAAGAATGGTTACGGTCACGCTGGATTTAAAGTAGCAGAATGTCTAACTAAAATGGGTCATAGATTAACTTATCAGAACCCTAAAGCTAAATTACAAATTAATTTTTCACAACCTACAAATTATAAATTACATAGAAATCAATATCAGATTGGTTATACTCCATGGGAATCAACAGTTATTCCAGAATCTTGGAGAGAAAGAATAGATTCTTGTGACGAGTTTTGGACAACATCTCAATGGTGTAAAGATGTATATGAGAATAATGGATTTAAGGTATCTAATGTTTTCCCGCATGGCATAGATCCAATGTGGTCACCTAAAAAGCGAGAGTATACAAATGTTGTAAAGTTCTTACATGTTGGCGAACCAGCAGAAAGAAAAGGCGGACAAGATACAGTAAACGCATTTATAAAAGCGTTTGGTAATAATCCTAATTATACATTAACAATAAAGGCTCATAAGTCTAGCGTTCTAAGGGTATACGATAGAGAGGGAAGCATTCTTGGACTTCCCCACGAAATGTATAGTAATATTAAATTAGATGAAAGAGAATTAGAAGATAACGAGTTGGTAGACATGTATCATCAACATGATGTTATGATCTATCCTACTTATGGAGAAGGATTCGGATTCATTCCATTTCAAGCACTTGCAACAGGCATGCCAGTTATATCAACATACGAATGGGCAGACTATAAAAAGTATCTAGGTCCTCTAAAGTTAAACTCTACACTTATAGATTCTCCTTGGAATGTGATGCATCCTGGAAAAGTTTACAAGCCAGATAGCAATCATTTAGTTAATTTGATAGAAGATGCTGCAGCTAATTTTAAAGCATACTCTGGATATTATTATGCTCAGTCAACTGAAATACATAAAGAATATAATTGGGATCAGTTGACTAATAAAGCTTTTGAAGAAGTATTTAAAAAAATATCATAACCCCTTCCCCTTTGGATTAAAGTTTGGTAGAATTGGACTTCAACTAAAATTATAAACCGCAAGGCGGAGAAAAGGTGTTATTTAAAAATGTCAAGAACTATTGAAAACCCATACGAAAACTTTATTGCATTGTCACGTTATGCAAGATGGATATCAGAAGATAACCGTCGTGAAACATGGGGTGAAACAGTAGATAGATATTTTGATTTTATGACAGATCACCTAAACAAAAATCACTCATACGTGCCAGAGGAAAAACTTCTTAAAGAATTAAAGGATGCAGTTTATAATCGCAATGTAATGCCATCAATGAGATCAGTGATGACTGCAGGTGCTGCATTAGATAGAGATCATGTTGCAGGCTATAACTGTTCATTTGTTCCAGTAGACTCACCACGTTCATTTGATGAAACAATGTATATCTTGATGTGTGGAACAGGTGTTGGTTTCTCTGTAGAATACAAGTATGTTAATAAGCTTCCTGCCGTTCCAGAAGCATTTGAAAAGTCTACAACCGTAATTGTTGTTGAAGATTCTAAGACTGGATGGGCAAAGGCTTATCGTGAACTACTTGCCATGTTATGGGCAGGACAGGTTCCAGCAATTGATGTAAGTAAACTACGTCCAGCAGGTGCACGTCTTAAGACAATGGGTGGTCGCTCATCAGGTCCACAACCATTAATTAATTTATTTGATTTTACAATTGCAAAGTTTAAAGTTGCAGCAGGTCGTCAGCTAAAGCCTATTGAGGCACACGATATTATGTGCAAAATTGGAGAAGTTGTAGTAGTTGGCGGAGTTCGTCGTTCTGCAATGATTTCACTTTCTAATATTAATGATATTGAAATGGCTCAGGCTAAATCAGGTAACTGGTGGGAAAACAATTCACAACGTGCTCTTTCAAATAACTCTGTTGCGTATTCTCGCAAACCAGAGATGGAACAGTTTATTGCAGAATGGAAATCACTATATGACTCAAAGTCTGGCGAACGTGGAATCTACAATGTTGCAGCAGCCCAAAAGCAGGCAGCTAAATATGGACGAAGGGACCCTGAAGTACATTATGGAACCAACCCTTGTTCAGAAATTATTCTCCGTCCTTATCAGTTTTGTAATCTTTCAGAAGTCGTATTACGTGAAAAGGATACAAAGAAAGATATCGAAAGAAAAGTAGAGCTTGCTACAATTCTTGGTACATGGCAAGCAACTTTAACAGACTTTAAGTATCTTCGTAAAATTTGGAAAGATAACACAGAAGAGGAACGCCTACTAGGAGTTTCTCTAACTGGACAATTTGGGCATAAGTTTATGTCGGGTAAAGAAGACCTAGTTTCTCTGGAAGCATTTCTAATGTCTTTAAGAGAAAAGGCAAGAGAAGTAAATACAGAAGAGGCTGGGAAAATTGGGATTCCACAGTCTGCCGCTATTACATGTGTAAAGCCTTCAGGCACAGTATCTCAATTGGTCGGGGTGTCTTCAGGAATGCATGCCTGGCATTCTCCATATTATATTCGTACAGTTCGTGGTTCAAAGGGGGATCCAATCTCTACATTTTTGAAAGAAGTTGGAATTCCAGTAGAAGATGATGTAATGAAGCCAAATGACACATACGTCTTTTCGTTTCCAGTAAAAGCACCAGAAGGTGCAATTGTCAGAAATGATTTAACAGCAATTGAGCATTTAAATATTTGGCTAGTTTACCAACGTGCATGGTGTGAGCATAAGCCATCAATTACAGTTTCAGTTAAAGAAGATGAGTGGATGGAGGTTGGCGCTTGGGTATATAAGCATTTTGATGAAGTATCAGGTATTTCATTCCTGCCACATTCAGATCACTCATATAAACAAGCTCCATACCAAGAAGTTTCTAAAGAAGAATATGAAAATCTGCTTTCTAAGATGCCTAAGAGCATTCGTTGGGAAGACTTATCTTTTTATGAAACAGAAGATGGTACAAGCGGAACACAGACCCTTGCCTGTACTTCAGATGGAAATTGTGAGATTGTAGACATTTCCGCTTAAAGGGTATATAATAAAGATTGGGGTAAAACCCAAAATTCCTGGGCACACGGCCCAGAAATAAGGAGGATCTAAATTGGCAACAAAAGAAGATCTTAACAATGATGGAAAGGTAACTATGCAAGAGAAAATTCTAGCAGCGTTAGCAAGCTATGGTCGTCACTTTTTAGGTGCGGCTATTGCTCTTTACATGACTGGAAATACTGACCCAGGAGACCTAATCAAGGGTGGTATTGCGGCTTGTCTACCAGTTATTTTGAAGGCACTTAATCCAAATGAAAGTTCATTTGGCTTTACAAAGAAGTAAAATTCAGTAAGTAATTAGGACGGCTCCTATGCTAAAATGAGCATAGGAGTTTTCCTATTTAGGAGATTTAGCAAATGGCAGGTCAAAAGAATTGGGAAGTGGATCAAAACACTACCTTCACATTTACCGTTGAATATAAAGACGACGACGGAGATCCAATCGTTCTTACAAATTGTTCCGCAAAAATGCAGGTTCGTGATACTAAGGGTGGAAGCAAGTTAGCTTTTAGTCTTACATCACCATCAGGCGGAATACTAATAGACGAAGCCCTAGGCAAGTTAACTATTAAGATGACCCCTACTCAAACCAATAAATTATTCTATCCAAAGTCCTCATATGACATTATGCTAACTGATAGCAATTTGAATAAAACCAAATTACTTGAAGGATTCATAACTTTGAGCAGATCGGTGACCATTTAATGCCAATCACTAATAATAATAGCAATCCGACAGTAGTCGTAACAGAAGAAGTTAAAAGAGTAGTTTTAAATACTCCAGGACCTCAAGGTCCTAGAGGAAAAACAATTTTGAATGGAGATGGTGTTCCAGCCGATAATCTAGGTTTCGAAGGCGATTTCTACTATGACAAACTAACAACTAGATTCTATGGCCCAAAGCCAAGTGATGCTTCTTGGACTGGGGCAACAAACTATCTACTCAGCACAAGCACCCTTACATACCCTTTCTCAATAAATCAGGTTGTAAATGCAGGATCGTACTACTACCTTGAAATAACACATAATATGGGCTATAACCCAAATGTTACCGTCAAGAATAGCGCTGGAGATATATTAGAAACAGGAATAGACTATAATAGTATTAACAAAATTACACTGACAATGGCTCAACCATTCGGTGGGACAGCATACCTGTCTTAAGGGAGATATAGCATATGGCAAGATTATTTGTAACTGACATAAATCTGAATAAGAATGAACTTCAGAATGCCAGAATTCAGGGGCTTTCAACAGCTCCATCTAGTCCAGTAACTGGACAAATTTATTATGATACATCAAATAACACGATGTACTACTACAATGGATTGTCATCACCAAATGGTCCATGGATGTCAATGTCTGGTTCTACAGAAGTTATTCAAGATGTTATTGGCTCAGCAGTATTAGGCGGAGTTGGATTATCAGCAACATACAATGACACAGCTGGAACAACAACAATAGATTTAGACAATACAGCAGTAACAGCAGGCTCTTATGGTTCTTCAACAGCAATACCTACATTTACAGTAGATGCCCAAGGACGTTTGACTGCCGCAGGAACTGCAACAGTAGCAACAACTCTTTCAATTGCTGCAGAATCTGGAACAGCAGACACAGTAAATCTTCTTACAGATACTTTGACATTTGCCGCAGGCGAAGGAATCAATACAACTGTAACAGATAACACAATTACAATTGCTGGAGAAGATGCTTCTACTAGTAATAAGGGTGTTGCCTCATTCAATTCAGATGACTTTAACACAACAGACGGACACGTAGAACTAGAAGATACTGTTGTTAAAACAGTAACAACTGATTCTGGAGCATTAACTCCATCGTCACACGGTCTATCTATCCTTGGCGGAGAAGGAATCGATGTAACTCATACTGGAACATCAATTACAGTAGCAGGAGAAGATGCAACCACAACTAATAAGGGTGTGGCTTCTTTCGCAGATGCAGACTTTACAGTAACATCTGGCGCAGTAACAATTAAAAATGTTAACCTTGCCACACAGACAACTGGAAACTATATTGCAACTATTGCTGGAACAGCAAATGAAGTTGAGGTTTCAGGTTCTGGCTCAGAAAACTCAGCGGTAACAATTGGTCTTCCAAATGACGTAACAATTACTAATAACCTTACAGTTGGCGGTAACTTAAACGTAACTGGAACAATTAACTCAGTAAATACCACTCAGGTAAATATTGTTGACAATAAGATTAATCTTAATACCGACTTTACTGGATCTCCAACAGCAGATGCTGGAATCCGTGTAGAGCGTGGAGATGGCGCAGATGTTGAAATCCTATGGAATGAGACAAATGACAACTGGACCCTTACAAACAATGGTACAAACTATCATGCAATTGTTCGCAAGTTTGCTTCAGATATTACCACAACAGAGTCAGCACCATTTACATTTACTGCAACACACAATTTAGGAACAAGAGATGTAACAGTTCAAGTATTTGCAACTGCGTCTCCATATAATCAAATTGAGTGTGACGTAGATCATACATCTACATCAGTTGTAACACTAACATTTGCAGCAGCACCAACAGCTGGACAATATAGAGTAGTTATAACAGGATAATTATGGCAAAGCAATTTAAAACACCAATTGCTCCGCCAGCCTTAAGTTCAGATCCAACAGGAACTGTTGCTGGTGAAATATACTATAATACAGTTTCTGGTGCTTTAAAGATTTATAATGGAACAACCTGGTCTTTACTAACAGGTGGAGGCGGGGGAACTTCAAATTCATTTGAAGTTTTGTCAACATCTCCAGCATCTCCATCTCAAGGAAGAGTTTATTTTGACTCTTCAGAAAATACAATTAAAGTATATAACGGTAATATCTGGTATGATGTTGCGGGGCCAAAAGAATTATTGGATCACCAACACTATGCTGGAGAAGGACTGGTAAGGCATGTAGATTATGGACAATATGTAGATGAGTTGAATTATATTGTTTCTATGGATGGCGGAACCGCAAGTACATCATATGCTTCTGCACCAAACAATGATATAATAGACGGAGGAGCAGCATAGAATATGGCAATTAGAATTCAGTTACGCAGAGACACCGCAGCAAATTGGACTTCATCGAATCCAGTATTGCGAGCAGGTGAGTTGGGTATTGAAACAGATACTCTTAAATTTAAAATTGGTAATGGTTCCAGCACATGGACACAAATTACAAATTATGCAAACGTTACAAGTACAGGCTTATCAAATAGCCTAAATGATTATATACTTTCTGCAACTAAGGGAACCCCTGGAGGACCAGCAGCACTAGATTCAAATGGCGACCTCCTTGTTCCAGAAAATTCAGTCATTCTTTGGAATGATGCTGATTATACTTATCAAACAACAGTAAGTGCTACACAGCCTACAGCAAATAGAACAATTACTTTGCCAGATGCTACTGGAACAGTAGCGCTTACAACAGATCTTTCCCCATATGCCCCTTTATCTGGAGCTACATTTACAGGAAACATTAGCATTCCAACAGCAATTACTTTTGAAGGCGCAACAGCAAATGACTTTGAAACAACTATTCAGGTAACAGATCCAACTGCAGATAGAACTATCACTTTCCCAGATGCAGGTGGTACAGTAGCTTTGACCACAAATATTCCTTCAACTACAGACAATTTGTCAGAAGGATCAACAAATAAATATTATACAGATGAAAGAGCACAGGATGCCATTGCAACAGCAATTGCGGCGGGAACTCATACAAATATAACTATCACATATGATGATGATAATAACAAGTTTACTTTTGTAGGAGCAAACACCTACTCAGATGAAAATGCACAAGATGCAGTAGGAAATGCAGTCGGCACAGGATTGTCGTATAACGACACAACTGGTGCTATATCAGTAGATACTACAGCAATTCAGGCTCGTGTAGCAGATGTTTCAGATACAGAAATTGGATATCTAAATGGTGTTACTTCAGGAATTCAAACACAGATTGATAATAAGGCTTCATTATCTGGAGCAACATTTACAGGAGCCGTTTCTGGAACAAGCTTAACGCTTTCTGGAGACCTAACAGTTAATGGAACTACTACAACATTAAATTCAACAACAATATCTGTTGATGATAAAAATATTGAACTAGGATCAGTCGCTACCCCATCAGATGCTACAGCAGATGGCGGCGGAATAACTCTAAAGGGAGCAACAGATAAAACTTTCAATTGGGTAGATGCTACAGACGCATGGACCTCATCAGAGCACTTAAACCTTGCTTCAGGAAAGTCACTATATTTAAACGGTACACTATTAAAGGATGCTACAGAAACTCTTACAAATAAGACACTTACATCTCCAGTTATTAATACCCCAACTGGGATTACAAAGTCAGATGTAGGTCTTGCAAATGTAGACAATACAACAGATGCAGGAAAGCCTGTCTCAACTGCTACCCAAACAGCTCTTGATCTTAAACTTGCTTCTGCAACAGCAGCTACAACTTATGAAACAATTACTAACGTAGCTTTAAAGGCACCACTTGCTGACCCAACATTTACTGGAACAGTAACACTTCCTTCAACAACATCAATTGGAGATGTATCTTCAACTGAATTATCTTATCTAAACAATGTAACTTCTGCAATTCAAACACAATTGGATGGCAAGGTAGATGAGTCACTATTTGATACAAAGGGAGATATTTTAGTTGCTTCCGCAGATAACACACCAGCAAAATTAGCAGCTGGAACAAACGGATATTTGCTTACAGCAAACTCAGCTGCAGCTAATGGAGTTGAGTGGGCGGCAGCACCAGTAAGTCTTCCAACTCAAACAGATAATTCAGGAAAGTATTTAACTACAGATGGAACCACAGCATCTTGGGGAACTCTAGTAGTACCAATTACAACTGGTACATCAACAGTTTCAGCAAATACAGCAACGACAATAGATACAACAGCATTGTCAGCGTTCACATCTATTGAATATATGGTTTCATTAAAGCAGGGTTCAAAGATTAGAACATCTAAGGTAGTTGTTCAGACTGACGGAACTTCTGTAGATATGACAGAGTTTGCAATTACAGAAACTGGAGGAACAATTGCAGGAGTAGTTGTTTCAGTCGCAGTATCTTCAACAAATGCAGTACTACAATTAACAGCAACAGATGCAGTAACTACAAACGTAACGGTAAAATTTAGCAAAGTAGCACTTTAAGGGGGTAATAGATAATGGCAGATAAAAACTTTAAAGTTAAATCTGGATTAAATATCCCGATTGCTTCGGCTGCAATTCTTACCACTGATTCAAGTGGTAATATATCTTCTACCGCCGTTCTTCCAATTACAGCAGGCGGAACAGGACAAACATCAGCGACTAATGCTATAAATGCCTTGCTCCCAATTCAAAATGGATCAACAATAAACTATTCAATCCAGTCAGATGGAACAAACATCTCATGGGCTAAGCTATATAATCAGGTAATTCAAGATGCAGGAGTTTCTGTAAATCCCCGTCGAAATATAAATTTTGTAGGAGGAACATTTGCAGATAATTCAGGATCTGATACTACAACTATCACATTGCCTCCAACTCCAAAGTATCAAACATCTGCTCCATCTAGTCCAGTAGTTGGACAAATTTGGGTGGACTCAGATGATGACGTAGATACATTTAATCCTTATATGATTAGTAGAAATAAGTTTACTGCAACTAGCGGACAGACTGAATTTGCTACAACACAAACTTTTATTCAGGGGTACGAACAAGTATTTCTTAATGGTATACTTTTGGTATATGGAGATGACTATACAGCTCCTACTACATCCTCCGTCGTTTTATCTTCTGGAGCAGCAGTCGGAGATTCAGTAGAAATTATTATTCAAACTAATTTATCCGCATATATAGTTGAAACGCCTCTTAGGGCTTCAACATTTATGTTGATGGGGGCATAATGGCAACAGAAGTATTTAAGATACTAGGGCAGGTAGCACCAGGAACAACTAATACAGCATTGTATACCGTTCCAACAGGTAAGTCTGCAGTCATATCAACTATTGCTGTATGTAATCAAACATCTTCTGATGTAACATTCAGAATTGCTACACAAAAAGCAGCAGATGCCTCAACATCTACAATTTTAGCTAAACAATATATTGCGTATGGTTCAACAGTAGCTGCCAACGACACAACATTTGTCACTATCGGAGCTACGCTTGCGGCGGGAGATCAAATAATCGTTTACGGTTCATCTTCTAGTCTTTCATTCAACGCATATGGCTCCGAGGTGACACCTTAATGGGAGTAAGTAAACTAAATCCATCAGCAGGAGGAATTCCATACGGAGATACAGCAGGACGCCCTGCAAACCCAGGAACGGGAAGACTTTATTCAAATGGTGAAGAAAAGCGTTTAGAGCTTTACACATCTTCAGGATGGCAGAACATTGTTTCTGAAACTCCAGGAGTTGTTTCTGTATCAGGAAATTATCTTGAATCAACAGGCTCAGGCACAATAGAAATTACAGGTACAAATTTTACAACAGGAGCAATTGCTTCTGTTATTGGAACAAACGGTGTTGAAGTAAATGCTAATTCAACTACTGTAAACTCAATAGTGTCAGTCACGGCGGTATTTTCAGGACTATCAAATGCTAATGAGCCTTACGATGTTAAG